CCTGGGAAGACATCAATCCCCCGATGGCCTCAGTGCCACGGCCCGCGCCGGCCTCGCGGTATTCGGACGATGAGGCCCGAACGGTGTTCCGCAACGAACTGACGGCCTGCCTAGCCCTGACGGCCCCAGCGGGAATGACCGAGGAAGCGCGGCGCGACTGGCTCACCGTTGCGTGGCAATCGCTTCGCGACATACCGCCGCACATCCTTCGCGTCGGGACGGCAAAGGCCCGGCTGACGTGCGATCACCCGTCCAAGATCGTTCCGACCATCGTTGCCGAGACAGCCGAGATGATGCGCTGGAACCGGGAGTCGAGAACGCAATCCGACGCGCTCTGCATCGCCGGCCCGCCGAAGAAAAAGCACGTCATGGATCGCCGTGGTGAACTGATGAGCGAAGCCGACACTGCCGAGCTGAACCGCATTCTGGAGAACCTGGGGGCAACGGCGCGCTACCGCACGGACGGGTCTCGATATGTTGTGGATCGGGGGGCGGAATGATGAACGTTCTGCACCTCTGGTTTCTGCTGATCCTCGGGCATTTCGTGGCGGACTATCCGCTTCAAAGCGACTTCATCGCTAAGGGGAAAAACCGATTCCGCCCCGTTGATCTCGCGAGCATTCCTCCGGGCCAGAAGCCAATGTTAGTTTGGCCGTGGGTGCTCACGGCCCATGCTGGAACACACGCCGCAGCAGTATATCTAATCACAGGTAGCGCGATGCTGGCACTGTGCGAACTTATCGCGCACTGGGTCATCGACTACGGTAAGTGCGCCAATCGCTACGGCATCCACTTCGACCAAGCAGCGCACATTGCTTGCAAGCTGGCGTGGGCGCTGCTCGCATGACTCGCCCCGATCGAAGCGGGAACCGCCGAAACACCGAAGAGTGGCTCAACCCGAAGGGCGAGAGCGGGATTAGCGCCGAAATCTCTTTGTTGTCAGCAGCATAGCCAAGAGGGTGGGAGGGTGTAATGGCGAAGAAGCGTGGAAGGCCAAGGAAGAACGGACCTCGGGACAATTCCGGCCGCTTGATCCCGCCTGGCAAGTTCACCCCACCCCCGCTGCACATCATCGAGCGCAGGAACCTGTTTTCGTTCGCGACACCGACGAAACAGCCGGATGGGCGCGTTGGCGAGATCGACCAGGACGTATGCGATGGAATCGGCCAGTTCCACGCCTTGGGATTGCTGGACGGGCACCCGATCGACGGATTGGAGCTTCGCAACATCGGCCGAGAATGGCGCGACTGGTTCGTGTCGCTTCTCCGCAAGCAGGGGTTCAAGGGCGGCGGTTATGAGCGGATGGACAAGGCTCGGGAGAGAGAACCCAAGCATAACGAACGGCTCGATCGGATGGACGATGCGCTGCGTGGATTCGAGCGCTCGGCGCTGATGAGCCTGCTGATCGACCCGATTGTGGGCAGCTGGCCGTGCGGCGAAGAGGAAGCGCCGTGGGTGCGGTCGCTGATCGGTGTGGCATTGATCGAACGGAAGCGCCCGGTGAAAGTGGTTCGGTTTCCCGACGCGAATGACCATGCGCTGCTGGCAGCTGCGATCCGCGGGTTGTTCTGCCTTTACGATGCGAGCTTGCCTGGACGGTATGAGAGGAGGGCGGCGTGATGACTTATCATGATCTGTATGTGACCACAGACACGATGGAGCGGACGCAGTTTTCGCGCTTGCCGTTCAATCTGTTCCTGACATGCACGCGAACTGCGGGATGGGAGCTTTGGGATAGCGGCCCCAACGGGGAGATCGCGACTGCCAAGCTGGTCGCCGGAGAGTATGATACGAAAGGGCTGCGGCTTGATGTCGGCGGCCACACCATAGTGGACAGCATCAAGGAACCGATAGAAATTTGATGCGTTGGTCCCGCGACCCACTTGACGCGGGCCGAATTATCGCATACCATACGCTAAATCTAGGAATTGCGTTCGTCACGCAGCGGCTCGCTTCGCGGGCCGTTTTCGTATCTGCGCCGCCGGAACACAGCAGCAACAGAGGCGTGCAGACTCCCCGACCACCATCCGCGCGCAAGCACAGACACGGACACTGGGCGCAGGCTCTGGCTGTGTCGGGGAGATCAATAGGGAAATCGCCGCTTTCGTGTTCGACAGCTGGGGCGGGGGACGCAAGCCAGCACCGAACCTACTCACGGCGATCCATTCAATCGGCACACACCTCGCGCTCTCGCTAAATCCCGCGAGGCACCTGCTGACATAACCCACGAGAATCCGGGCGGTTCCAGACGGAGGCGCGCATGTTCTGGCGACCTCTTCAGCGCGGCATCTACAAGCCGTGGTGGGCGACTGCTGGAGCCGACCGATACGGCGCTGCCGGACTAGCCGCACGCCTCATTGCCGATGCGCTCGGCGGCATCCTGTTCCTGCAATACGCGAACGACCGCGATCATCTCCAATGGTGAGGACATAAATGGCACTCCAGCTTTCCACCGCCGTGCGCAATGCGCGCCTCGATGCGATCGAGACGACGATCGGCACATCGCCCATCCTCAAAATCCGCACGGGCGCTGCGCCTGCTGCTTGCGCGACCGCGGACTCGGGCACCGTGCTTGCGACCTGCAACCTTCCCTCGGACTGGATGAGCGCGGCCTCTGTCGGTTCCAAGGCGCTTTCCGGAACGTGGCAGGATACGTCCGCCGACAACACCGGCACTGCTGGTCATTTCCGCATCTACGACAGTGGCGGAACCACCTGCCACATGCAGGGCACGGTTACTGCAACCGGCGGCGGCGGTGATCTCCAGGTGGACAATACGAGCTTCGCCGCCGGCCAGCAGTTCGTCATCTCTTCGTTCACGCTCACCGACGCCAACAGCTGAGGCGATGTCCTGGTCGCCGGCCAACTACGCCAGAGGGGGCGCGTGGGTGCGGCTGAACCAGTATGTCCGCAGGAAGGGCAGCAAGGCGCTGGCCCAGTCCCCGCCGACCGGCGCGGTCTTACTATCATTACTAGGCGATCTGCAACTCACCGCAAGCAGCGTCCTCCAGGTCAACACGCCACTGACGTTCGGCGCTTTGGCCTCGACATTCGACAGCCTGATAACTTCCATCACCGGGCAGGTTTACCAGGCGGGATCGCTGGCCGATTCCCTTTCGCCCCTGACCGCATCGGGATCGGCAAGGCTCAAGCTCACCGCATCCAGGAGCGGAACGCTGAGCGACCTTACGGGATCGCTCAGCGGCGCGCTCAAGATCACCGGCACCGCAACCCTGTCGCTCGACGCCCTAACATCTTCGTCCGATTCCGGTTCGGGTCTCGCAACGCCGACCCTGACGAATTATTCGGCGCTTGGAACGGCCCCGCTGGTTCTTGAATGGAGCACGACGGATTACGTCGCGGGACTGAGGGCACAGCTTCAGATCGATTACAATTCCGACTTCAGCTCGCCGGAACAGAACATCATCTTCTTCCTCGATGGCGCATCGTGGTCGTCGGCGGACGCGGATATCAACCTTGCCACGCCAATCGTCGGCACGGCCTATTATGCCCGCATCCGGACGCTGCGGGACAACGAGAGCGGCGCGACGACCGTGACTGGCAACGACCCGCTTGGCAATGCGCTGTCGTTCCAGGCCGATGCTTCCGGGTGGTCTGACACGTTTACCGATACGAACCTCGGGAACACGACGGCGTATCGTTATTACCAACTTTACATTAGCGCCAGCAACAGCGGCACGGCGATCACAACGCTAGGTGAGATCGAGATTGCCACCACAGCCGGCGGCGCGGACACGACGAGCGGCCAGACTTATAGCGACAGCGACCACGACAGCGCCAATGGCGCATCGCTCGCCTTCGATGATTCGACCAGCACGTTCTACTCGTCGCAAGTCAGCCCGAGCATCGCCGCATTCCCGCACACGATTACGGTCGATTATGGCGCGACTTCAGGCGACTGGATTGCTGCAAACCAGCTGAAGGTGACAGCCCGCTCGAACAACGGCGGCCAAGCCCCCAAGGACTTCAAGCTGCGCGGCTCAGCAGACAACGCCACTTGGACCGACATCATCACCGTCACTGGTGCGACCGGCTGGGCCAACGGCGAAACGAGGACATATACGACATGAGGCGCATCATTGTTGCGCTTCTGGCGCTCATATGGACGACCGCCGCGCAGAGCTTTCCAAAGCCCGCCGACGTGCCGGATTACGTATCGTTCACGCCGCAATACAAGACCGACAGCTCGGACAATGTCGAGATCGATCCGGCCATCACGCCAATGCCGGTCTCATCGTATCAACTAACCAACATTCCCGTTCCGAGCCTCACAAACCGCGTTGACACGGTGCCCGGCGGAAGCGCTAATTTCAAGCTGACGACCCTCGACGGCGGAACGGCGGACACATCGAAGTTCCGCACCACCATCGACTTCGGCTTCATGCTTCCAGATGACCCTGTAAGGAACTACGGGCAGCCGGGGCAAAGCCATCTGCACTGCTTCTTCGGCGCGGGCTCGACCAACGCCTACTCGACCTACAAGACGCTGCGCAAGCACGCGATCGACAGCACGGCAATCGGCACCGATGCCAACGGCACCGGCTACTGGTTTCCCTGCGTCGTCGTTCTCAACCCCTATGGCAACGGCAAGAACTACGCAATCAAGCCGGACAGTGTAACGGTTTATTATGAGGGCAATCCCGCTGACATGAAGCGGACGGCCTATATCCCGCGCGGGCTCCGTTACGTCCTCGGCTTCGACATGGACTCGTCGAGCCCGACCGATCAGTTCGCATGGCTTCAGCCGGCGATAGACAGTGCCAACGCGGCTTACGGCTCGACCCGCTACATGCTAAAGATACCGGGCGGGACATACGCCTCGCGGGTGCTCTATACCTGTGATGGAGCCTCACCGGCATCGGTTTCTGTCCTGAAGAACGCAGACGGCTCCGACCCGTTCGGCGGGACGTGCGAGTATTCCAAGGTCACTGGTTCGATCTCGGGTACGACCCTCACGGTGACGGCCGTAACCAGCGGCACTGTGCGCGCCGGGCAGAGTTTGAGCGGGACAGGGATCACCGCGGGGACTGTCATCACGGCACTGGGGACGGGTGCCGGTGGCACCGGAACCTACACGGTCAGCAATTCGCAGACGGTCGCCTCGACCACCATCGAGGGCAAATCGCAGCTGCACATGCGGATCACCGGTCCACGCTGTTTCGACGGCCTCAACCTGTGGGCTCCGGGCGGTTACAAGAACGTCTATCAGGAAGTCTGGGACAACCTCAAATCCAAGTGGGTTTGTGGCTACAACGGCTACACACTTCCCGCTCTGACGGTTCAGGTCGATTTCACGCAATACGGCTGGGCAGATCGCCAGCGCTGGGACTTGTCGAGCGATATCTCCTATCGTGCCGCCAAGGGCCTGACGACGGCGCAGGTTCCGCCCGGCACGACGTTCCACACCGACTGGTTCGGCGGATGGGACGACGATATCATGCGGATTTGGGAGACCAGCATCGGCGTCGAGAACCACACGACGCATGAGATGAACAACAGCTACATCAGCAACACGCAGCAGCTCCACGGCGGAGTCGGGGCTGGTGGGCGCAATCCACAGGTGGATGGATCGAGCCTGCCACACGTTCTCGAAACCGACAGTGGATGGATGCTGATTCCACCGGCATGGTCAGGCTCGCTGACCAACATGCACCTGCACAACTGAGCCTGAAACAGCCCACCCGCGAGGGAGCTGAAAGCGAGGGTTACGAATGGCCGCCCGAATGAGGACGCAGCACCAAGAGGACGTGCGCGCCAAAATCCAGACCAGTCAGCTGATTAATCGCCTTACGGAACATGCACTTGGCAATGTCGAGCTAAGCCCGACCCAGGTCAGGGCAATCGAGATATTGATCAAGAAGACGCTGCCCGATCTTCAGGCAATTGCATATTCAGCAGGCGATGAGGAAACGGCCAAGGCTCTCGCGGGCTTGGGTGCCTTTGCATGGCAACAGCCGCAGTAACGGTCGAGAGCCCCTATGCTCCGCGCCGGCAGTTCATGGGGCTTCATACACGGGAGACCCGCTGGGGCATCGCGGTATGCCACCGCCGCGCCGGAAAGACGGTCGCCTGCGTTAACGATCTGATCAAGGCGGCAGCGACATGCGAGCGCAACAGTCCGCGCTTCGCCTACATCGCGCCGCAGCTCAACCAGGCCAAGGACATCGCCTGGTCCTATCTGCTGGAATACACCGACTGCTTCGGGCCGGAGAGGAAGGTCAATGCGTCGGAGCTTTGGGTTGAGCTTCCAAACAATGGGGCTCGCATTCGCATTTACGGCGCTGACAATCCCGATCGCTTGCGAGGCATATATCTTGACGGCGCTGTTCTCGACGAGTTCGGGGACATGGACCCGACAGTGTGGACGCAGGTCATTCGCCCCGCGCTCAGCGACCGCAAGGGATGGGCGATCTTCATCGGCACGCCAAAAGGCAAGAACACCTTTCATACTCTCTGGACGCTAGCCGAAGACGACCCCGACTGGTTCAGGCTCAACCTGAAGGCATCCGAGACCGGCCTGCTTGATCAGGCGGAATTGTCCGACGCTCGCAAAATGATGAGCGAGGATGAATACGCTCAGGAATACGAATGCTCGTTCGAGGCTGCGGTCAAGGGCGCTTACTACGGCAAGGAAATGAACGATGCGGAGGCAGACGAGCCTAGCCGCATAACCGCCGTTCCATATGACCCGCGCCTGCCTGTGCACACGGCATGGGATTTGGGTGTCGCGGATTCGACGGTCATCTGGTTCGTCCAGAACCACGGACGCGAAACGCGCATCATCGACGTTCTCAAGGGTGAGGGCGTCGGGCTCGACTGGTATGCCAAGCGACTGCACGAACGCGATTATGTGTGGGGCAATCACTATCTCCCCCATGACGTTGAGGTCCGCGAGCTAGGCACTGGCAAGAGCCGCAAGGAAGTTCTCGCAGGATTGGGGATCAGGGCAACGGTCTGCCCCAACATTCCGTTGGCGGACGGGATTCAGGCGGTGCGGATGCTGCTCCCGACCTGCTGGTTCGACAAGGTGAAATGCAAGGACGGGATCGAAGCCCTGCGCATGTATCGCCGCGAATATGACGAGAAGCGGCAGGAGTTCAAACCGCACCCG